GTGAGGCAAGTAATCCGCTTGCGGCTTACAATATTCAATAAGCGGCTCGCCAATTATATTTAAATCAAGATCGGTACGAATTCCCGCAAACTGGCTCGGCTTATCTTTTTGAGGGCTCGCCCCCCAGGTCTCATAATCGTGCCAATAGATTGTTGCTTGATTCTCTTGATAGCTTTCATTATTCATTCTATGTCTTAGCCCTTTATATTTACGGGTTATTAGCGCTACTCAGTTTCTTTTTGTATTTTCGAGTTTCTTGTAATTGGCGCATGGTGTGTATAGTATTGTGTATAAATTTTTTGCTAACCGTGTATAAAAAATTAAATGGCGATCAGTGACACCAAATTAAGAAAGCTGCTAGGTAAAAATCAAACACCGTGCGTATTATCGCATAGAGATAGTTTAAGTGTAAGGGTATCTGCTAAGGGCACAATTACATGGCAATATCGTTGCCGTGTTGATGCTAAACAGGTAATTATTACGCTAGGGCGTTATCCTGGGCTAAGCATTAAAGAAGCACAAGACTACATACCGTTGTTTCAAAATTGGTTAAGCCAAGATAAAGATCCACGGCTAGAACTCAAGCTTATGCGTAACAATGCCAAGGGCTTGCCCACAATGGCAGAAGTTGCTGCAAAGTGGTTAGATAAAAAAGTACCCGACCTAAAAGAAAAAACGCAAACGTTATACACAAACCAAGTCAGTAAATGGATTGTACCAATACTTAATGATAAAAATACGCCGCTTGATTTAATGACCATTAAAGATTGGATAACATATTTTGATGAAGTAAAAGCACAAGGCAGTGCTAAAACAGCCGGTACTATACTAGTACGTATTAAGTCGATTATTGGTTGGGCTGAAAAGCGAGGGGAAGTAAAACCATTTAACCCTGTGCTCACATTAAATGTAAATGATATCGGTGAACAAGCATCGGTTGGCCAACGAGTTATGCGCTTTGATGAAATTGCAAAGCTATGGATACAAATAGAAAGCTCAAAAGCCACCCCAGCAACTAAAGCATGCCTACAACTAATTTATATAACAGGGGCGCGCCAATCAGAGGTTCGTTTAGCAAAGTGGGAGCATTTTGACTTTGAAAATGGCATTTGGACTGTACCGCCCGAAAACTCAAAAACAAACAAATCTATCCGCAGGCCAATATCAACTAAGATGAAAAGCATATTAGATACGCTTGCCATGGTCTATGGCCGTAAAGGATATTTAATACCTGGCGGCAACCCGCATAAACCTATGACCACTCACAGCATTAACCGTTATTGTTGTCGAATGTGGGAGCACCTGTTGGCTAAGTACAAAATGCCTAAGTTTTTACCGCATGATGCCCGCCGTTCACTATCAACATTGTTAAGTGAAAACGGTATCGCACCGCATGTAACAGAAAAAATGTTAGGCCATACAATGCGAGGAGTAATGGCTGTATACAACAAACATGATTGGATAAAAGAACAGGCAGAAGGGTATGAGCTTTATTGTCAGCTTATTAAAGATGCAATCAAAATAGAGCTACAAAAGAAATAAGAACAGGTGCGGACTTTAAAAGACATGTGAGCACATAAATATTGACATGATCGTCAATATCTTTATTATATTAAAGTGCATACAAAATTATACAAGTTTGTGCAAACAAAGTAAGACACAAACTTAGGTAAACATTTTTTAAAGTAGGCGTAACAGGAGTAAATATGATTAAACATATAGCAATGGGCGATGATCAAGGCCTAGACTTCTTAGGTTAACAATGAAACAGAAAATACTACTTATTAACGCCAGCTTTTTAGCTGGCGTTCTTGTGTGCAGCATAGTGTATGTTGGTGTGCCAGCGTTATTGACTAAAGAATACTTTCCGTTGGCATCTGCTATGGCTGTGCTGTTATCGGCAACAATCGCGCTATCATCTGCCTACTATACAGTAACCAACCACAACATAAGAACTCGTGAAAAAAACACTATTGACGTAATCCATCAGGGAAAGGGAAAAATAGGACCTGAGTACTTATACGTAAAAGACTACCTAAAAGACAATGAAAGCCAAAAACACGACGCGCTAATTTACCTTGCCAGGAATAGCGCAGCCATAAAAGAAATGAGGCCAGTATTAGATAAGCTCAATGAGCTAGAGCACCTATGCGAAGGGATTTTTAAAGGGTTTTACGACAAAGGTATAATTCAAGACAATCGTGGGTCAACGGTTATTTATATATGGGAAACACTAAAGCCATATATAAATGAAAGACGCACTGTGCAACAAGCTCGGATGGAAAAGCACCCAAAGTTTAGAGAGTCAGAAGAAAACAGGCCATTCCACTGGTTAGAAAAAGCTTACGAGCTATTTACTGACACAAACGATAAAAGTGATCGCGAGGTAAAACACTTAATAATTGCCAATATTCTACTGTTTATTCCATGCTTACCCGCTATTATTGAAATAGTAAATTAGCCGAAGGTGAATATATGAAAACTACATCGCAATTCTTACGCTTATTAGATGAAGATATAAAAGCGGGGAGTATTAAAAAAATACCTAGCTCAGTATTTAATAGAATAAGTGCCATTAAGCAAAAGGCGTATTTAGCCAGAACTAAGCAAGACGATTACGAGCCCGTTTAGTATGGGCTTTTTAATGCCTGTTGATTTATTTATTATCCAGAGCATTTAAAAATAGCCTAGCGTTTACGGTTTGGTGAATAAAACACTCAGAGCACACAAGCGTAAAAACAGGCACGTTAGCGGTGTCTATTTTATAGCTTGCAGTAAGGCAATCAATCGGCAGTTCATGCACACCAATTAACTCGTTTTCATTACCCAAAAATTTAAGCTCACCTGTTTTACATACAGGGCAAATAGCCCCGTTAGTTATTTTATTAAAAAAAGGCGCGGCATGATCAGCATGCACCGCTAAATAATTATGTTGTTTGCCCACACTTAACTTGCCCAATCAATCTAGTTACTTCAGCGCAGTATAGCATTAGCTGTATAAATACACAGGTTGTTAAAGCCTGAACGAAAACTTAACCTGTATCCCAAATATAAAATAAAAGGAATTATTGTGGAACACACATATTTTCAAAATGAAAGCGGTAAGTTCATTGCAAAAAAGCTACCAACCACCAAATTAGCATGTGTAAAAATTAAAGACGATAGCGACCTATCAGGGCTTAAATATGCGCTTCAAGATGAAAAGCCAAAAAATAAAGAGCAATTTAAAACGCTATACGATGAAGAGTTTAATAGTCATTACGACTACGACCCAGAAGTCGACACCTTCAAAGACATGGTTATGGCAAACAAAAATAAAATATTAGGTGAAGAGCTATGGATTAAAACTTATTGGAATGAGTTAGATATATTTGTAAATGATACAGAAGAGCTAGAGCTACAAGAAGAACCTCAAGTTGTAAGCGAAGATTTTGCAAAAAAATTATTAAAAGCCAAGGTAGCGGAACAAATAAAAGAGCTAGAATATAATGATTGGCAAGGCTATTTATCTAAAATGAAACTGCCAGATATAAAAGAACTAGCCAAACAAGCAGGGTTAAAGGTATCAAAAAATAAAGGTCAGTTAATTCACGAACTAATAATTTTTGAAGAGCAAAACACCGGTACTTTAAAAAAGCCTACGCTAATTAAAGCATTACCATCAATGGTAGAAAAAATACAAAAAATACAACAGGCATATATAAATGAAATTGAAAAAGGACTAAGTGAGTTTGAATATCCAGAAAAATACAAAGCCGCAGTTTGGGTATTCGTTACAGACTTTAATGAAGGCGACATAAAAGAATTAGCAGAAGAAAAGCTTAATGAATACAGCCAAATAATAGAAGATGATGATCAAGAGTTATCAGCGAATGATGAAAGTGATTTAGCAATTAAAATAAGCATTTCAGGTGGAAAAGTTCACACAGATGACCCCCCTGAAGAATCATGGATTGAGGAAGTAACAAAGCACACGTTAAAACCGTCGATAAAAATTAACTTTCAATATATAAATAGCAAAAAAGAAGCGTCAAATAGAGAATTAAGGCTTGATGCCATCATATTTGATAATGGCTTAACCTACTTTTATGGCTTTTGTTATAAAGCCAACGCAATACGCACATTCAGAGCCGACCGAATTGAAAATGACGTAGCAATTATAGAAACGGGTGAATTAATTAGCGTACAGCAGCTAGTAAATAAACAAATTGAAGGGCTGAACCAACATAACAACCCAGCAACCCCTTCACTAACTCAATCAACCATTAAAAAAGCAGCGCCAAAAACAGTTAAAAAAGAGAGCTTACTTAACAGCACAAAGCAAAAACCAACAAACAACCAAATAACAAAAAAACCAAGCACAATCAGTATCGTTATTGGTTGGTTCTTAGGTCTATCAGCAATAGGCGGAGTGATTTCAAATTTTGAAAATAAAGAGTTCTTAGCCGGAGTTGTAAGTTTTTTTGCTATTGGCTTTTTAATTCCGCCTTTACTAAACAAAATTAATTCAACCAATAAAAAAACAGCTGAGGAAAAAGGCAAAAGCCATTCAGACCTAACTCAAAAGTCAGCAAATATATTTGGATTTATTTTAATAATAATTTCAGCCGTTATCGGCAGCTAACAAGCAGCCCGCCAAGTGCGGGCTTTTTTGTGCCTGGTGTTAAAACGATTTGCCAGCAAACACCACTTTACCTACTAATGTACAATTACCATTAATTGGTATTAATTGCTCAGGCCAGTTGGGGTTAGCGGCTTTTAAAAACTTTTGTCCGCTTTCAATAATTAGCTGCTTAAAGGTAGCTTCGTTATTATCGTCTAGGCGCGCTACTACGTAAGAACCATGAATACACTCTGCCTCAGGGTCTACAAAAATCAAATCACCCTCGTAAAACTTAGGCTCCATACTTACACCTTGGACTTTTAATGCAAACGTTTTATCGCTCGAATTAACAGGGCACATATAGCGCGTTGCATCACATTCGCGCACTTCGTTTATTTCTGACCAAGCACCTGCTTGCACCCAACTTACCAATGGAACAGTAGATTTAATTGTTGGACCTAATGAAACGTTATTGTTAGCGCTTTTCTTATCAGCTTGAGTTTCACCAATCCCAAACAGCAAATATTCTGGGGTGCAGTTTAGAGCTTCCGCGAGTGCATCTATTTTTCGGGGGCGTTTTGTTTCGCCAGATTCAATATTGTGAATAGAGTTTTGTGCTAAGCCTGCTATTAGACCTAATTGCGCTTGTGTCATCCCTAACTGAATACGTCTTTTTTCTACTCTTTTACCTAAATCCATTTGTAAATTCCTAATATTAAAAATCGCTTAAAGTGATAAAAACCGATTATCTGCTTTTTATTTTATTTTGTCTAATCAGTTAAATCGATATTGACATCGGTTTAACTGATGTCTATTATCGGTTTAATTGATAAATACTGCTTGGAGGAAATATGAGCGCCGTAGCAAAAGCAATAGAAATAATTGGTGGCCAAACAAAAGCCGCCAAGCTGTTAAGCACAAAACAAAACATTATTTGGTACTGGATTAACCGCCATTGCCAAGCCCCAGCGAAATACATCCCGCGTATTTCAGAACTAACAAACGGCGAAGTATCGGTAAACGATTTACTGGCCGATCATCAAAAAAGCAAAAAGGAAGATGCAGCATGAGCACTGAACAACAAATCATTTTATTAGATATTCACCCAGACGCTAAAGCCGTGTTGTTTGCACTACTGCAAGAAAACAACCAACTACGCACTGAGCTTGAAGAGCAAAAAGACCGCCTAGTTAGCACCGTTGAGGCATGCGAAGTATTGGGATGTGCGCGCAAAAAGTTTTGGATTTTGTCGAAGTTGTCTGATTTTCCTAAATCAATTCAGTTTGGCAAAACTAATCATTATCGCTTAAACGAGCTAATTAAATTTAGAACCCAGTACCAACAGCAAGTAAATAACTAGGGGTAAGGCAATGACTACTGAAAAAGACCCATTATTGGACGTTGTTTTAAGCGACGATTATGAAATGCCAGATTTCATAATGAAAGATATTGAATCTGTAGAAAAGCGAATTAAAAACGCCGCTGATGATAATGAGCAAGTCGAGTGTTTGAATGCACGATTAGAAGAAATTCAAGTAATGGCTGTTACTCAGCTAAGAATTAAAAAATTAGAAGCAATCTTTGAAGGTTTATTACCTTACGAAGAGGGGTTTTCTGGTCGGACATTAGGATTAGCTATTGCTGCTTATTTTAACGTTATTAAAAAACAACCTAAACCACTCAGTAAATTTGTTGATTTACCAGTGACGGAACAAGCCGTGGCTATTGTGAATGCCATCAAATATTCAAAAGCATTAAAAGGCAACGAAGATAAAGCAGCCACATTAAATCGTTTTATAAAAGGGCTGCTTGATGCTGAGTTGGCTATTTAGTCTGCAAGGCCAACGGTAGTTTGAATTGAAGTATCTAATTCTAGTTCTTTTAAAAATTCAACGCCGTTTTGAGTAATTACATAGTGTTCGTTATCAGCCGCAAGCGCTACGTATTTTTCAAAGGTTAAAAAAGCTAACGTGCCAATTACTGCTTTATCCGGCTGTTTGAATAAAACAGCTTCAGGAAATGCTCCACGTAAGTTTGTAAGCACATAAATTGCGGCTTTATTAAATTCGACATTATCAATTAATGAATCAGATTGGTGATTAAACATAAGGTTTCCTCTTTGTTTCGGTTTGTGAATATTTCGCACTTGCAACATACCAGAACAAAGAGGGTTTTTACATAAATTAGAGTGAGGTTAATAAGTTATGGCAAATGCAGCATTAGAAATTGCAAAAAAACGCGATATTACAGGCGTAAATAAACAGCCTGAAAAAACCCAGTTAAAAGTTGTTGATGTAAAACCAACACCAAAAGGACTTACTGAAATTAGAGGGCTATTTAACATCGATCGTCATACCGCTGAATATGTGTATACGCACTTGAGTAAACCGCAGCAAGTAATTGTGTGTTATTCGGCAGGACTATCTAAAAGTGATTTAGAAAGGAGCTATCACCAATTTGACCGTGAAAAGCGACTTAAAATACATCAAGCTATTTTGCAGCTTCAAGAAATAGTAACTGCTTTTGTTGATGCTAATGCCATGACACCAAGCCGTTTTTTACAAAAGCGAGATTTTAGCATTGCTAAAAATACTCAAAAAACAGAACAAGCACATTAGGGATTAGCCATGACACCTGATCAACTAATCAACCAAGATAGTGGCAATGTTGAATTTTACACGCCCGATAAAGTTTTGAAGTATGTGCACCAAATGTTTCCGGTTATTGATTTAGACCCAGCAAGTTGTGTAGTGGCTAACAAGTCAGTAAAAGCAACGTGTTATTTAACCAAAGATGATGATGCATTAACACGAAATTGGATAGCAAACACGGTTTGGTTAAATCACCCATTCAATAAAGGTGAACAGGCATGCAAACCGAAGTGCGTTAAAAAAATATGTAACGACCCGACTTACAGTAAGTATCGCGGCCACTGCATTACCGAAGACATAGCCAGCAACGGCGATTGGATTGATTACTACTTAGACCAGTACGCACAAGGTAACTTTAAAGAAGCAATGAATATTACCTTTGTTAATAGCTCAGAGGCATGGTGCCAAAAGTTATTAAACGCAGGTTTAAGTTGTTTTATTGATGGCCGTACACATTTTAACGATGCACAAGGCAATGTAAAAAAAGGCGCACCTAAAGGCTGTTTTATTACTTACCTAGGCGATAGAACCGCAGAGTTCCGAAAGATATTTTCAGCGCTTGGAGTAGTGAAGTAATGAATCTACGCACATAGCTACACATTCTCAGTAAATCTACACCAATAATTTAATCCCAAAGGACTACTAAAATGAACACAATCAAAGACCAAGATCACTCTAAAAATCAGCTATTAGTTAAAAACATTGTTGAGCATGCGGTAGACCAAGCCAACTTTACTATTAAAAATTTAGGCAAGCGCTCTACCGTTGCCATGCTAATGGAGTGCGAAAACTGCCTAACTGACTTTATGCCAGTGGTCAAACTTATTGCTGATGACTATATTGAATACGCGCCAATTTACGACCAAATGTGCGCCGCAATTGATGCCGTTCAAATGGGTGAAGATTTAGTTGAAATAGAGTTTGCCGAATAAATGGCAAACCCCAAACCACTCGACTTACAAGCCCTTAGACTATCTGGTATAGCTAAGGGTTTAATTTCGTCTATAAGTGATATTGACGACCGCAACTTTTTAGCGCGTGGCCTGCAAAATGTGCCAGTGCCTTTGCAAAGTCGTATGGCTCGTAAATATATAGACCGCTACAACCAAAAAAAAGCGGGTAGCCAATACCGTGCTAATACATGGTTACGCCGTACCATTGCCCGTTTAAAGCCGCGCTTTGGCGTACTGTTTAGTATTACTCAAAATATGCCATTGCCATGGCATATTTTAAGCAGTATTGAAAAAACCAAAAAACACGCAGGCACACTCGCTATGGAGTGCGTGCAAATAACGCTTGATGTAAGCGAAGAAAACCAACACCTACCGTACGAAAAAATAATATCGTTAACCTACGATGCAATAGCAACTCATGCAAAAGCTGTAGGTGCTAATGTACCATTTTACGCCATGCGCGATGACAACCTGCCAACCGAGTGTTACGAAATTGCACTGCTAAAAATGCAGTGTGATAGGTGGTGGGCTCGCCAATTAAAAACTATTCGCCGCCAGTTTTTAGAGTTACTAGAAATTGCCACAGGCCAAGTAGGCAAAGATTTATACCACGATAAAAAAAGCAAAAAGTTTAAACGCCGTGGCATTAGCCCTTACTCGTCAAAACAGGCACAGCGCGAATTTAACTTTGCCCAAGCCAGTGGCCGTCAGTTCCTAGAAATGATGGAACTGCAAAGCAGCGACGGCGACGTAATAAGTTTAATTGAAGCCGTAAAAAGCGGTATGGCAAACCCTGCCAACCGCCGAAACGAGTTAATGTTACGCATACGCGAAACCGAAGAGCTAGCCGACGAAATGGGCTATGTAGGTGTGTTTTACACTATTACGTGCCCGTCGCGTTTTCATGCAAACTCAAGTAAATGGCATGGCGAAACCCCGAAAGATGCACAAAATTACCTAACCCAAACATGGGCTCGTGCCCGTTCTAAGTTAAACCGACGTGGCCTTAAATACTTTGGTGTGCGCGTAGTTGAGCCACATGCCGATGGTTGCCCGCATTGGCACATGATGCTGTTTATGCCAAAAAATAAACTACAAGAAATCAACGCTATTTTGCGTTGGTACTTTATTCAAGAAGATAAAACAGAGCTTTACGATTATTACGGTCCTGTGAAAACCCGCGCAAAAGTAGTAAACGAATGGGTAGATATAAACACCCACGGCACGCACATTAAAACCGTCGAAAAATGCGTAAGCTACCGCGCAGGCACTAAAAAACATGAGCTGTTTAAAACCTATAAACAAAAGCGCCGCGAGTGGGGTCTTAAAAAAAGCCAAGGTAAAAAAGCCAAAGCGCCTAGTAAATTTTATCGTACTTTTAGCCCTCGCTTTGACGCCATAAAAATGGATAAAAGCAAGGGCAGTGCTGCCAGCTACATTGCTAAATACATCAGTAAAAATATTGATGGCTACCAATTAAGCGACCATGAAGATGCCGAAACAGGCGAAAACCTGCAAGAACAAGCTAACCCCGTTTTAGCCTGGGCTAGTACATGGAATATTCGCCAGTTTCAATTTCAGGGCTCGCCAAGCGTTACCGTGTATCGTGAATTGCGCCGCATGCCAAAAGGGAAAGCAATAAGCGACGAGACCATAGAGCCTATTCGCCACGCTGCTGACACCGCCAACTGGAAAGATTACGTAAAGCTCCAAGGCGGTATGTGTATAGGCCGTGCTGCTAATTTCAAATCAATGTACGAAGACACACAAATGGGCAACGATTACGCCGAAGTAGTACGCCGCATAAAAGGCATTGTTACCAATGTAAGTATCGAGTCAAAGCTTCACCGCATGATTAACAATGTTTATAACGTTACCATCGAAACAAGCCTTAAAACTCGCCTAGTAGAATGGACCAGGCAACTCAAAGGCACAGCCGAAAAACTCAATGCTAAGGATAACACCAACGTCGGCGCAGCCGACCTATCTTGGACTAGTGGTAATAACTGTACGCCTATAGCCGCAGGGTCTAGAGCTGAGTTGTTACTCGATATGATGGGCACTTCAAAAAATGACGTTGATGAAGTAATAAAGGATCTAAATAGCGGAAAAAGGATCAGCCGAAACGGCCAAATTTACCAAATACGAGACGGCCAACTTCAAGTTTTAAATGTTGATGAGCAAATAAAGCATGATCAGCGCTTAGCTATTGAGTCATTGGCTAAAACATATTCTCAAAAAGCAGGTAGCTGGCACATAACCGAAGCCCATTGGCAACAAGCCCGCGATTATGTAGAGCTTGCTTATAAATACGCGCAGCTTGACGGTCGCAACACACCAAATAATACCCATATACAAAATGGCCTAGTCACTATTGGCGATTGGGACCTAGTTACTTTAGTAAAACAAGGCAGCGCATCAGCAATCAGCAGTAACGATTGGTGGGCACTAGATTTAATGGCGTAGGAGAAAATATGACTATTCAAATTTCAAAAGTATTAATGCCGATGGCATGTATTAGTTGCCAGGCATTTTGCCCAAAAGGTTTTGCAGAGGATCAGCACAGCCCGTTTATTACAAAATTCGACAAGCCAAAGCCTAAAACCCAATACGGCCAGTGCGGTAAAACCAATAACAGCGTTTTTGCTACCGAAATTTGCACCGGTTATCAGCAAGAACCTAACGCCAACGTATTTACAGTAACTAACAGACCACAACCAAAACAGCAGGTGACATTATGAATACTCACTCAGCAGCAGAAAAAATGCTTTCAACCGGGTTATTTTATAATGAAGTTTTATTAGCTCGCGCATTTGGCGAGTCGGCTGTAAGTGGAGCGCGCTGCATAAAAAACATTTGTAACAACGATCGTTACACAGTCGAAATTAAAGAAAGCCCAATTAAGTGCATAAAAGTAACGGCCATTGATGGCCGCAGCGTCACTATTGACCAGTTACAAAATGCCGCATTGCTATTTAAGCGCCCACGTTTATTGGTTGGGAGTAATAGCCATGTTTAACCTAGAGACTGCGTTCGAGAAAAGGGTTTTTTGCGGTACCGATATTTTTACCGCGATTAAAGATGGAAGGGTTGTTTTTAATGGCGAGCATCTTAAAGGTGTAACGCTTGTTCATGATCAGCATTTGCTCCCAATGGAGCTGCTAACTTTTGATAAAGAGCTTAAAGAAATCATTAAAAAAATAGAGGGTAAGCTTCAGGAGATCAGCCATGGCCACAGGTAAAATAACAGCAGGTGACGTTTTCAATAATTGGACAGTACTAAACGAAGACCGCCGCAACCGAGGGGCGCAGCATTTTATGTGTAAATGCGTATGCGGCACCACTCGCGTAGTGCGCAAAGATAATTTAGGTCATGTCCAGGGCTGCGGTTGCGAGCGAAAAGAATATAAATTTCGCACCGGCCAAATAAAAACAACAGCAAAACCAAGCACTAAAAAGGCGCGAATTGTTTCACCAAAAACAGTAAGCGCACCGGCCAAAATGCCGCACCACGAAAACCAAGAGCCGCGCCAGCAATACCAGCAGCGCAGCAAGTCAAAGCGCGAACTGCTAGAAGAGCGCTTAATGCAAATGCAGTTAGAAAAAGAATTAAGCGAATTATGGTGATCAATGAAACCAAACGTTAAACGTCGCAACTGGGTGTACCACTCAGTTGTTAACTATAGTAAAAAGGCACTGGCAAAATCCAGTGCCGGGATTCGAACCCCGCAATTAACAAAGGTGCATTGTCACCAGCTTTTTAGCTGGTTTTTTAATGCGCGCGCTTTAGCACACCCATATTATGGTGAGCTGGAGTGAGGCCACTTCGGTGGGCCGTTTCTTTGTTTGCGGTAGTTCGAACCTCGCTTTAGCTTGCCACCCAAAAATTCGAACTTTTGAGTGGCTTAAATGCATATACAAAACAAAGGTTCTTATTATGAATAACCAACTTATTATTTCAAACACCCTAATTCCTGTTGATCATTACAACCGTGTAAACCTGAACGCATTGCATAAAGCCAGTGGACTTCAAAAGCATAAAGCACCTAATCAATGGTTAAGGCTAGAAGGGACAAATGAGCTAATTAATGAGCTAACCGCAGATCTGCAGTTAGCTAACCAAGGTGTAAATTTACCCTTAGACCTAGAACCAATGCATTCGGTTCGTGGTGGAAAGTCACCGGGCACATTCGCCCACGAACTATTAGCCATATCTTACGCAGGGTGGATCAGCCCTAAATTTCAATTAGAAGTAAACCGCGTATTTTTACACAGCAAACGCAACGAACCAGAGCTTGCCACTTTGCCAACCCTAAGCGAATTACCAATATTAGACTTTCCTGAAATGCGCTTAAGTATGTTCATCCCGTTTAGAGACATGTTTGATTGCGGCTGGCGCTTACGTATGAACCAGTTATTTACCATATTGCGCCAGTGCCAACGCAGCAACACACCTATAAGCGTTAAAGACGTGACAGGCCTAGAGCAAGAATTGCGCTCACTGCTTCACATAGTCGAAACCCAAGGTAACAAACTAAGCAGCATTCAGCGGTTTGTGAATCATTAAAAGGCAGGCAGTAAAAAGGGCGCTAAATGCGCCCTTAGTTTTATATGTTAAAATAATCGAAACAAACTTTAAAAAACAGAATAATTAAATTAGCTTGTACAGCTAAGTTAATAAACACAAGATTATATAAAAGGTGGAAAATATATTGGATTTAATTAAAAGTGCATACCAAAAAATTGAGTCTGTGCTTATTAAAGTTTATTTAATAGCTTTCAAAATAGTATTCTTAGCCCTTTTACTATTTTCTTGCTACTTCATTTTCCTGATTATTACTTCTAAGGAATCTGAGATTTCAGCCTTGTCTGCACTCGGTAGTTTTCTTGGGGGTGTATCTGCTTTGTTCGCTTTGTCTTTTGCTTTTTATGAATATCTAAAATATAAAAGAAATTCTGTAACTCGAACAAAGAGAATGCAGCTTTATACAGTCGACTTACCGTTGTTTATTGAATCTTACGAGCTAATGATAGCTCACATAATAAGTTCTGGTTCAAGTGAAACTGAAAGATTCAGACGCGATGTAATGAGCTATTGGACTGAACTTGCCAAACAAAGAGCAAAAATTCTTACAGAGTTAGAAGGAGTAAGCTTTACTGATGAGCGTTACAGTAAAATATTATTAGAAGGTAAAACAGTAATTACCCACTGTGAACTAGAAGTAAACTTACTCAGTAATAATGTTGGTAATATATCTAGAGTAAATGTAGGGAAAAATGAAAGTTTACTTTATGAATTATTTAAAAAAACAGGGTTAGTAAAAGTAAATATAGAGAAATTAAACCGATTATTCGAAATACAGCATGATTTTTATAAGCTTAAGAAGGCAGGGCTTAGCAACTTCGATGAATACAACAAGTGTTGTCTGAAAATTACTTCTGAGAGCTTGAAAGCCTTAAATAATTTAAAATCAGATCTAAGGGATAGTTAACAACTCTAATTGCTCTTCACGCGGTAGGTTTTTAATAAGCGACGCCGCTAATTGCGCAGTGGTTTTACAAGGCGGGTTTAAGAAGTGATCAAACGATTGGGTAATACGGAACGTGGCACCGCATTCGCGAGTATTAGTACACGAGCAATATAAATTAACAACATGGGCGCTTTGTTTTTCGCGTGACGTAATTGTTGCTTTAGCTTCGCAATTTGGACAAGTAACCCGCGCCATAATAACCACCCATCGTTAATAAAATACACTGTAATTATATACAGTGTATTGATGTTTAACAAACAAGCATTTAATTATTGGCTGAGAACCAAAAGGGCGAAAAATTCACTCCTCCTCGCCTTCCGCTTTCGTGCAAAAAATGCGTTCAATTGACAACCCCAGTGACAAGCCATTTTTAGCTAGCCCTTATAACTAAAGGATCTGAATGGAAGTTTAAAAGGATCGTAATGGCAAAAATGTGACAATGTTTGACAAAAAATGACAATTAAAAGATCAAATAGGTGGTGATTTACTTAATATTGAAATATCATTAATTTATTATCAGTTAAGTGATAAATAAATTATGAATTATTTATACAAAGGCTCTCAAAGCCAAGAGCGGTTAAATGCACTATTGTCGTTTGGTAAAAGCACCAGTGAAGATATAAAAGCAGCACTCAGTGATTACTTAGTTCGCGGTATAAGCAAGACCAATGCAGCAACACTTAATGGTGTGCCTGGGCCAAATTTTACAAGGGCACTTAAGCGTCTTGAAGTTGTTGCAGGTAAATTGGAAAACGCATTAGAAATTGAATGGTACTCAAAGAGGCAAGATATGAAATTAGAATTAATAAAAGAAAGAGTTGATGCTTTATTGGTTGAGTTAAATTCGTTACTAACTAGCCTTGATTATTCAAACGATGACCTAGAAAACCACACACTTAGAATAGCTAATAGGCTTGAGCTAGAGGTAGAGCACATAGGCACAAGCAAGCGTAGTACTGAAAATGAACATTGTTATCTTGCTGCCATTTATGATGATGTGCTAAACCCAATAACGGATAATAAATACGAGGTTACACAAAGAATAGATAACAGTATTTTTAATTTAGAAGAATGGCAAAGCAAACTAAGTGGTTTGTAACACCAAAGCGCTAGCTCCTAACTAGCGCTTTTTTTATTGACGTTCTTACTTCCCCAAAATGCTCTAAACAATCGCATTAATCCAAGCGTTGAAACGGCAATACCTACAATCACAAATTCAAAGTACCAAGGCGCACCCTCATAGCCCATTGCTTGCCAGCCTTTATGCATGTAAGGTTGCATTGCCGGTATAAAGTGGCAAACAAACAAACCCAAAAAGAATAAAATGATCACTTCATCCATGATGGTTTTGTCGCGGTTCTTTAAAACAAGAAAGTCATAATCAGCGTCGTTTTGCTCGGCTTGCATACAGCGTTTTGCTTTGGCATTAAACTGCGCAATTTTAAAGTTGTTTTCAGCGCGTGCAACATCGGCAGCCATTTCGGCCGCTATCCGTTTACGCTCAACATAGCCACCGGTAAAATCGGCTATTGGGTCAGTGATGAATGAAACCAGTGTTTTTAGCCAGCCCATTATTTGCCACCTCTAATTAATTTAATAAAGCCCTTTGGGTCTTTGCTAAACGTTTCAATAAATTTATTGATCCCCTCTAAAATGTGCGGGGCCGCATAAGCGGTTACACCAATAACGCCCGTTTTTAAACTTTCATCAAATTGCCGCCACTCGCAAAACATAGCCGCCAAGTACGCCGCAAAAACAGCAATTAACACACTCATAAAATAATGAAAAAACGTAAATACCTTACGGCTTAAATACATTTGTATAGCCGCCGCTAAAAAGCTCAACATAAGCAACTGCCCCCACTGTTTAATAAATTCAATTATATCTATCCAGCTCATGCGTCATCCTTGGGTGTTGGGTTAAGGTCTGAATATTCAGGCTCTTTAAATTCAATACGCTGCGCTGCAGGTAAATAATTGTTTATACCTAATACATCTTGCTGCAGTGGCACCACTTCATTGTTGTAATAGGCGCGGGTAATTTTATCTAAATCACCAAAGCCAGCACTATCACCAGACGACTGGCCGCTTAGCGCTTCTTGCGCACGGTGCATGCTCAGCATATCGTTAAGCGTAATTTTTTTAATGCGTTCAAATTCGTCTTTAGTTGATATGTCACCCACAGGGGTAATCTTTATCGACTTTTCAGCATCGGCCTTATTACTGCGGAAATTAAAAAACAAACTTCTAAAATTACCCACGCCTTTGCTATCGCGTATGGCATTCTTTAGTGCTGTTTCATCGGCATCACTTAAGTTCGGGTCGGCCATTGAGCTCCGTAATACTGCGGTATGCCGTAAATACCTTGCGCTGGGTCATACTCTTTTACGTGAATAACTTCACCGGCATTAAAGTAAATAGGCTCATGGCTGCGATTACTTATTTGTGCATATACGCCGCGCGTATCGGTATAACGCATAGTCAGTGCAGGCAAATGGCGCAGCTTAATGACCTGCCCAAATGAGTTTTTAATAATCTGCAAATAGGCGTTAAAATCATGTTGCGCTTAAAGTAGAGAATGGGCCCGTGCTGGGCATTAACGCGCAGCAGCTTTACCAAACCTTGTAAACTTATTGGCGGTGCATAAATGCCGTAGCTATCACTAAATACCCCAATGTAATCGGTTAGCCGGTTATCTAAACACGGCTCAGGATCGCCAAAGCTAAACGAATCGGTAACCGCTGTTCGTTGGTTATAGTTAGGCGCATGGCCGTTACTTACTTGTAATCGTGGTTTCATTAAGCTGCAATTCCTACAGAGGTTTGGCGGCTGTGGGCATTGCCGTCCAGTGGTTCAAATTTCATAGCGTGCATAATTGCCCACGCAATATCGGCATGGCCTGTGGTCGCGGTGCGGTTTGTGGCATAGGTAATTTGGTCGCCAACCACTTTACGGCGAATATTTATAAACGAGCTGGCAATATTTACTGCGTCCTGGTCAAACTCAAAACGGCGGTTTTTAATTACGTTAATCGCCTTAATAACCAGTTGGTTTTTAATAATTGGGTTGTAATGTATTGGCTCGGCGTTAGGGTAAAATTTAGTGATCATCTCCCATACACCATAACCAATACCGGTGGTATCAACACCAATGTGTTGCACGTTGTATTTTTCGGTGAGTAGTTTTATCTCGCTGGCCATGGCTTCAAAGTCATTACCGCTTAAATCGACTGCTTCAAGTAAACGGAACTTTTCGCCAGGCTTCATCGGAGCACTTAACACAGCAACGCTTGCTTTATCACCAAAGCGGGCGGGGTCAAAGCCAATTACCACTGGCTTTAATGCAAACGGGCGTTCGCACTCTAAATCAAAATCATCCCATTTAGTTGAGTCGCCAACACAGGCCATAATTTGTTTAAGGTTAAATGCACTGTGGGCATCATCAATAAACTTACACATAAACAAGTTATTAAACTCATCCGTGCTGTATTCGTTTTCAAGTACTTCAATATCAATACGGTCAAAGCCACTTTTAACCACATCGTGCACTGTGAGCATTTGCCGCCAAATACCATCGTCACACAACTGCCCATGCTTTAAGTTTTTATGGCTAACATCAATGGCAAATTCAGGATCGTTACAGGCTTTGGTTTTTCTGTACCATTTACCGTTCCAATGGTCGTACGCTTCATGGCTGGTAACACTCGGCGTACTAAAATACGTAATACGCAAATGCTTATGCGTTGCCATGGCCTGCGCCAAACCGCGCAACGTTTTATAGTTTGGTATCCAAAACACTTCATCTATATATAAGTCGCCCGACTCAGATTGAGCCGTTCGCGCATTGGTACTTTTAAATATGAGCTTAACCGTTTTTCCGCCGGCTAAATTAAGCACCATCGGTGAGCCAGTTAATTCAATATTAAAATGCTCACGACACAACGCCACAATATTGGCTTTAAATACTTCGGCTTGGTCACGGCTTGCCGATATAAATATTTTGTTGCGGCCATTAACTACAGCATCGTAAAACGCTTCAAACGCAAAATAGAATGTGGCACCAATTTGACGAGGTTTTAAAATAAAGCGACTGCGGTAGTCTTGGTTTTCAAACCAATGTTTTTGGTGTGGGTAAAGTAGCTTGTCTTTAAGCTCGTTAAGCATATCAACGGTAATGCCAGAGCAATCGTTTTTCTTTTTCTTCTTCGACTTTTTATTGCTACCGCCTCCATTATTGTTCCCCGCATCATCATTACTGGCACGTTGTTTAGGGGCAGGAGCAAGCTTACTTTTATTAAGTGCACATAATTGGCGGGTGCAAAAATCTAACTCTTTGTAGTCGGCATCGGTTTTATCTTCTTTATCGGCCAGCACATTAATGCGTTTGCTGAACGCCATTTCAGCATTATAGCTTGGGCACATATCCTCCCACTTACCAGCCTCAGCCCAACGGCGAATACTACGCGCACTCGGCATATCGTCAAGCTCGGCAATTTCATCCACCGTATAGCCCTCAACAACATACAAGTCTTGTGCTTTTTTGCGTATTTCTGGTCCGTAGTTCGCCTTCATAATGCACCGCGTTAATTAATCCATAGCGGCAGTGTATTAGTAATAAAGCGCGTAATCTGTTTGTTAAAAACCTGTCATTTCCTAAAAGCTAAATATAGGAATTTCAAAAAGTTAAACCGTTGGAAAGGATTAAAAAGAGGGTGCAAACTGCAATTACTTTAAAGCAAAACGCTTAACTAAAAAACATTTTTAAAAGGTTTGTTTATGCCAGGTCAACTACGTACAAAACCACTTTCTATTGCCGCCGTTGGCATGACCGTTGACGGCCGCGAAATTACAGAGCAAGACGTAGCCGACATTGTAGAAACCTACAACCCGCGTAAATATGGCGCCCGCATAAACCTTGATCATGAATTTAACTGGTCAGGGTGGGCCGCTAAAAACCTACACAATGTTGATATACCCGGCATGTTGGGCGATGTAGAAAGCGTTGAAGCCTACGAAAACGAAGAGGGCGTTGTATGTTTATACGCTGTACTTGCCCCAAACCAAAGCTTTGTACAGCTCAATAAAGCAGACCAAGCCGTATATTTCAGTATCGAAATAAGCCGCGATTTTATGGGCTCTGGCAAAACCTACCTAACCGGCTTGGCAGTGACCGACTACCCAGCAAGTTGCTATACCGACCGCATTCATTTCAGTAGTAAGAGCAAAGCAGACGACACGGAAGTCGCCTTATTAACCGTTGATTTAGGGTCATGTGAGCCAATCGACACACCTAAAAAACCCTTTTTTAAACGACTATTCGCAAAGGAAGAATCCGACATGAACGAAACGCAATTAGCCAATGCATTAAAAGATGCACTCGGCACACCGCTTAGCGAGTTTGGCAAAAAGCTTGACGGCCTAACAGCAAAGCTTGATTCATTCTCAACCACCAACGTGGAAGACGAAGAAACTCCGCCAGAAGATAATGAAAACACCGAAGTTGCTCAGCTTAAAGAAGAGCTATCAAGCACAAAAACAGCACTGGACGAACTAAACGACAAGTTTGCCAAAGCATTAAAAGCACCTGCGGGTGATACCACCGACGCCGACGATGAGCCCGAAGGCGACGAAGGCAAATACAGCCAGTTGCTGTAATTGCATTCACTCTAACTTAACTTAGCAAAACGCAGGAAAGAACATGAAGACCAAAACTAAACAGTTATTTGTAGCAGTACTTGCAGGCATGGCAAGCAACTACGGTGTTGCTTCAATGAGTGAGCAATTTAACGTAGAGCCAACAACTGAACAGCGCTTATACGATGCAACGTATGAGTCAGCTGAATTTTTACAGATGATCAACACCGCACTAGTAGACGACATTGTTGGCCAGTCAGTGATCATGAGTGTAGACGGCGGCGTGACAGGCCGAGCTGGCGTTGAAACTGACGACACCAAAGAGCGTAAAACTCGCGATGTATCAAAGCTCGCTAAGCGCGAATACCGCTGCTACCCGGTTGAGTGTGACATTCACATCACATGGAACAAAATGGACCAATGGTCAAAGTTTCCTGATTTTCATCAGCGTTACCGTAACCATGTGCGCCAAGCAATTGCACTCGACATTATTAAAATTGGCTTTAATGGCACATCAGCGGCCGACACAACCGACATTGCAACAAACACCATGCTGCAAGACGTAAACATTGGTTGGTTACAACTGTTACGCCGCGATGCGCCAGAGCGTGTAATTACCGAAGGTGCTGTAACTGACGAAATTCGCATTGGTGCCGGTGGCGATTACGAAAACCTAGACCAAGCGGTGCACGATGCATTGCAAGGTATTCCAGTTCATAAGCGTGTAAACATGGTGGCCATCATTGGCGACGAGCTGTTAGCGAATGACAAAAACAAGCTATACGCCAAACAAGCACACACGCCAAGTGAAAAAACCAAAATTGAGTTACAACAGGTGATTGACACTTACGGCGGCCTAGCTAGCTATAAAATTCCGTTCTTTCCAGAGCGCGGCATTTTAATTACCAGCTTTGAAAACCTAAGCCACTACGTGCAAGCAGGGTCAACCCGCACCCACGTAGAAGACAACGCCAAAAAGAAACGTGTTGAAGACTACCTATCACGCAACGATTGCTACTACGTCGAAGACCTTGAAAAAGCAATGTACTTTGAGTCAGCAAATATCAAGCTACCAAATGCGGCAGGTGATGCCTGGGTATAAGTAGCTCGTAAAATTCCCAATTAGCCGACCTGTTTGCTCCAGTTTCTGAGTCGGCTTTTTTTAACCAAATTAAAGAGTGTTTTTAAATGAGCTTAGTCAAAAAATCATTAGCCAAAGCAGTTAGCAGTGTACCAAGTAGCACTGAAAATCAAGCGCCAACGGCAGCGGCAACAGCCACTCAAGCCAACGCGCCAGCAAACAACACCGAGCAAAACGAGTACCCGTTTTTTGCAGCGGCCATCGAGTCAGACTTAGCTCAACTAAAAACATTTACCGATATTGCAGATAAAGCCAGCTACAAGTCAGAAGCCCTGCAGCGCAATGACTACCTAGGCTACATTAACCGTTACCGCCTAAGCGGACAAAATCACCACAACAAAGTACTAGCGTGGGTGTTTATTTGGTTAGTTGATTTAAAGCGCTGGGATGCAGTGTTAGAGCTATTGCCATTAATGATTGAACAAAAGCAGCCATTGCCAACCGTGTTCAATACCAAGCATTGGCCTGCGTTCGTTATCGACCAGCTCTACGATGATGCAAATTACTACCTAACAGAATCAAAGCAGCAAGGCCTGTATGACATTGGCTTTACGCTGCATCGCTTAATTAGTGCAGTTAAAAACCAAGATTGGGCAGGGCTTGAGGTCGTAGGCGGCAAGCTTTACGCCATAGCCGCAAAAGTAAACAAAGCACAGCTCAACTTAGGCAACGCCCTTTACTTTGCCGAAATGGCCCAAGCCATTAACGACAAAGCAGGCGTTAAAACCATGCTCAAAGAATTGCAAAAAATGATTAAACCAGCGGAGCCAGAACAGCAAACCGCTGACTAGCTCCAACGCCGGTGGGCAACTTAGCACTTCGTCAGCATTCGTTGTTTGACGCCCTGTGACTAAGTGGCGCCCACACCCAATTTAACGTGTGTGTTTTTACAGGTGCAATATGAACTTAAGCGGTATGCCACAAGCAGATTTACAAAGCATCAATGTTGATGTGTCAGGCAATGGCTATTACCCAGCACTCAGCACCGCGTATTTTATTGAGCACTATGCAGTTGCCAACGAGTACGCGAATAAAAGCGATTTACTTGTTGAAAAGCTTACACGCGCACAGGCCGAAATTAACCAAGAGCTAGAAAATGTTCAGCTAACCAATGGCGAGCCATTAAACGCACAGCTAATTTACTGGTATCAAAACTAGGCAGTACACACCGCGATAGCGCAACAGCACAGAGCCAAACGGCCATTGATAATTATGAACATTGGAAAGGCCAAAGCCTAAACGCCATGCGACTGCTGCAATCGCTTAGCCCTAACTTATCGGTTGAGCTGTTATGAGCCAAAGCAAAATAGCAATGCTTAAACAGCATTTAGCCAGCGCTGAATACCAAGGCCGTAATTTAGCGCTAAGCACTCAGTTCGACAGCTGGATAGAAGGTGGTCGCATAGAGCCAAGTAGCAAAACGGTCAATGGTAACGGCTTATTAGCTGCGCGTTTTTATTACTCAGGGGTTATTAGCATAAACCCTTGTGCAGCACCGGCAGCATTGATCTGTGCGTTTGCATCGTTTTGGTTGCAAAACAATGGGGGTCGTTTTGATAGCACCGACATTGAATTTAGCGCCGACGTAAACGACGACAACAGCAACGAAGTAGAGCTAACGATAGAGCAGCTTTGTGAAGACATAGAGCTAGTACAAACAGCCAACGGCCCGTTTGAATTAAACGGCAAGCGTTACGACTTTGGCGAGCAAAGCCTGTGGATAGCTGAAGCGTTCACACTGCATGGCGAAGTAAGTGCTTAACGTCAAATTTGACGAAGGGCGCAGCAAAGAGCAATTAGCGTTTTTAAAGCTTAAGCCGCGTAAGCGCCGCAACATATTACGCGGTGCAATACGCGCAGCAAACAGAAGCAGTAAAGAGCGGATCACCAGGCAAAGTGATTTAGCCGGAAAAACATGGCAAGGCAGAGCAAACGGCAAAAAAAAGAAAATGCTCACCAAGCTAAAGCGGAACATGAAAGTACGCTACGGCGAAAATAGCGCAGGGGTATATTTCAAAGGTGGCAACAGCGGGAAAATAGCCCGTGCCCACCAAGAAGGTGTAAGCCTAGATGCAGGCAAGCCAAAAGGCAAAGCTGCACAAAATAAAGAGGGCCCAGCCACACGCAATTTAGCCAGAGCATTAATAGCCGAAGGCTACAAAATACCGCGCGGCAAAGGCAAGGGTAGTAAGCGCCCCAGTATTAAATGGATAACAGCAAACTTAAGCATTAACCAAGCAGGGTTTTTACTGCGCGAATTAAAGGGCAGCTCAGGTAAGAGCAGTTGGAAAATTGATTTACCGGCCCGCTCCTTTTTAGGACAAACATTAGCCGAGCAAAAAGAGCAAATGAATTTTATTTTAAACAAAGCTATGCAAGTGGCGTAGCGCAAAGCAAAAAGGAACGACCATGGCACAAGGTAAAGTATCCGTTGCCGCCATACAAACAGGCAGTGGCGCTACAAAACAGGTAGAACGCACCGTGTTGTTTATTGGCCAAGCAGCCAAAAGCAACGGCAGCATTCTAGCCATTAATGCACAAAGTGATTTTGATGAGTTATTTGGCGATGCCGACTCAGCACTAAAAACACAAGTTAAAGCATGGCAACGCAACGGCGATGATTTAGTTAGCGGATACGCTATCCCGCATGGCGCGGGTGATGACGTAATGGCGCTTATTGATCAGGCAATGGACCAAGACGTTAGCCCCGAAATTATTGTTATTTGTACACCCGTAACAGGCAAAGCAGAAATCGAAAGCTATCAAGCAAAGGCGCTTGAGGTTCTATCTGGCCTTGCGCGCCGTGTTCGTTTTTTACTGGCCGCGCCAGGTTTAACGGCTGAGCAAAACTGGACAGATTTAGTGACAGCATTACAACCATTAACCGATGGTGTCGTGGGTGACCGAGTGGCCGTGGTGCCATTACTGTTTGGTGACGAACTAGGCGCTGTAACAGGTCGCTTATGTAAAAGCGCAGTCACCATTGCTGACAGCCCAATGCGCGTACTGACTGGTGCAATGTCGCTCATGCCATTGCCTGAAGATGCAGCAGGCAACCCGCTAACCAATGCAACAACCGAAGCACTTGATGCGCTGCGCTTTAGCTGTACGCAGTTTTATCCTGACTTTGATGGCGTTTATTTTGGCGACGTAAACATGCTAGACGCCGAAGGTGGTGACTTTCAGCAGATTGAAACAGGACGCATTGTAGATAAAGCAGCGCGAGCTGTGCGCATTATTGCAATTCAGCAAATTAAAAACCGCCGCTTAAATAACAGCACCAGTGGTATTGAGTTTGGCAAGCGTGTGATGGGTAAACCACTGCGCGATATGAGCAAGTCTATCAACATTGGTGCTGATAAGTTCCCGGGTCTTATTGATGCGCCAAAAGATGACAGCATCAGCCTTACATTTATGGACGCGCGCACATTACAGGTTGTGCTTAAAGTAAAACCAATTGATTCCCCGAGCACCATTATTGTTGGGATCATGTTAGACGACGCAGAATAGGAGCGCGAACATGCAAAAAGTATTAGGCGGTAAGGATTTTGACATCTTCATTGGTAGTTCAATGGTGCATGTCATGGAAGCCACAGTAAAAATTACCGACGGCCGCACGGTAAAAAAAGTGCGCGGTATACCAAAAGGTTTTATTGATGGCAATGTAGAAGCAGAAGTAACGCTAAAGCTCGATCACGAAAACTGGTTAATTGTGCAAGCGCAAGCTGAAAAAGCAGGCAGCTGGAAAGGTATTGAACCGTTCGATGTGGCATTTAATGCTGAAGTGGCCGCAGGCAAAAAGAACGTAGAAGCATTTGGTTGTTTGCCACAGCTAGACGAAATTTTAAACATCAAAGCGGATGGCGGTGAAGAAGACACCACATCAATTAAGTGTCCAGTTACCAGCCCTGATTTTGTAAAAATCAATGGCGTGCCGTACCTAACAGCAGATGAAGTGAGAGACTTGTAATGACTAAAGCCATTCGCAACTTAAATGCAGCAACACTATTAAGCACCATGCAAGCGTGTGGGCATAAAGTATTTGAGGGTGAACTAAACCTAAACATCATAGGTATTCGCCATGCAAACACACGCGTCAATACGTTTAACGATGCAATTTGTGTGCTGTATCAGCAAAATGGCGAATGGCAGTTAAAGCAGTTTAAAGCCACAACAGACGCAGGCACATACTGGCGCAAAAACCCAATGAACATAGACGGCACCGCTGTGCTAATTGCAGGGCAGCATAGAAGTTTATGGGCGCTGGGTTATCACCAGGGCAAATACCGCGCCCTTGTACAACATAAACCGGTTGTTGTCCTACGTGACAATAACCAAAACACCGAGTTAGACACGGACGTCACACCCCAAGCAGTACTGCAGCAAGGTTACTTTGGCATTAACTGCCACCGCGCAAACAGCAAGGTCACATCAATGCAAGTTGATAAATGGTCTGCCGGTTGCCAGGTGTTTGCAAACCCAAATGACTTTGATGAATTTATTGCTTTGTGTGAGCAATCAGCAGCCAAGTATGGCCCTTATTTTACCTACACACTGCTAGACCAAGCAGACATAAAAGAGAGCAAAGACCATGGCGTTAGCTAAAGAAATCATTATCGATACAGGCAAAACAGAATTTAAGTTTAACGTTGATACGCCAGCGTACAACAAGTACATCAATTCGTTAACGCCTAATAACAAAATTCAACCAGCGACTAATTTTCTAATGGCCGCAGTGGATGAGTCGCAAGTAAAAGAACTTAAAGATCTGCTGCAACAACCCGCGGCCGCATTGCATTTAGCCAGCGCAATTGTAGAAGACTTTCAGCCGGAGTTTAACTTCACTGTAAAAAAATCGAAGAGCGCGCCAAGCAAATAAAGAAAAACCGAATCGATCAGTTGCTTGCATATCATGCCAAGTACTTTGGTGCCATGGACGCAACTGACGAAAGCTTAGCGCAGGCGCTCTTTTTAGAGCTACAACAAAATGAATTGTTAGCCACCGCCGTTAATAACGGCATTTGCATGGCGTTAAATGGTGATGAGTAAATGAGTTCACTCAGTAAATTAGATAAATTGATGTATTCAATCGGGGTGGTCGATAAAGTAACCGGCCCCGTGAATAAAATCATGTCTAAAATAAATCAACTGAGTGAACAAACCGCTGCTGCAAAAAACCAGATGACAGGCGGTTTAATGAGTGCGGCAGGTGGTGCCATGATGCTAGTTGGTTCGCTCAATCCCGCAATAGATGCCCAAGCAGCATTGGGTGAAGTTAGCTCACTAAATGTTAGTAACGAAGCGCTCACCCAGCTTAACAATACTGCCATGAACTTTACTAGTAATTATGGTGGTAATTCAGCAGAAGTTATTCGTAGCTCTTACGATATCCAATCAGCGATAGCGGGCTTAGACGGTAAAGAATTATCTGAATTTACTAACTCATCGGCCATATTAGCCAAAGGCACCAAGTCAGACGCAGCCACCACAACCGATTATTTCGGCACCATGTACGGCATTTACCAAGACACCGCTAAGGAGGTTGGTAAAAGCGAGTGGGTGCAAATGCTAACAGGACAAACCGCAGCCAGTGTTCGTATGTTTAAAACCACCGGTAGCGAAATGGCTGGGGCGTTTTCAAGTTTAGGCGCCGCTGCAAATTCACACGGCATTGAAATGAACGAATCAATGGCGGTGCTCGGCCAGTTGCAAGCCACGATGTCTGGCTCTGAAGCTGGCACAAAATACAAAGCATTTTTAACGGGAGTAGGGGCCGCGCAGCAAAAGCTAGGTTTACAACTGACCGACTCACAAGGCAAGTTACTGCCTATGGTGGATGTAATCGAGCGCTTAAAAGGGCGGTTTGGAGAGATTGACACCGTAGCAAAATCAGATGCACTTAAAAATGCATTTGGTAGTGACGAAGCAGTTGCCATGCTTAAATTATTGATGCCCCAAACAGAGCAGTTAAAAGGCAATATATCCGAGCTGGCAAATATATCAGACATGGGTGTTGCTGTAGAGATGGCAAACGCAATGAGTACATCGTGGGATAAATTTGGCGGTTCTTTAAATGCTGCATTGGTTAGTTTAGGCCAAGCCGTGTTACCAATTATTGAGCCTGTGGTTGATGTGCTGTCGTCTTTGTTGCAAGCCGTTGTGTGGTTAACACAAGAGTTCCCAACATTAACGGGGATCATTGCCGCAGCAGCTGTGGCATTTACTGGCTACATAGTGATCATGGGGGCATTCAATGCAGTCATGGGGTTATATCGTTATGCAATGCTTTCAGGTATCGCGCTAACCAAATCTCATTTGCTTATCACAAAATTATGGCAAGGTGCATTAATTGCACTTCGTGTCGCTGGGTTTGTTGCACTTATAGCAAGCATGAGCGCCGCCGCTATTGCCATGGGCACATTTAAAGCAGTTATGCTAGCAGGCCAAGCAGCTACATGGCTGTTTAACGCCGCACTGTGGGCAAACCCCATAACATGGATTGTCGCGGGAGTGCTTGCATTAATTGCTGCTGTCGCTGCATTAATCTATTACTTTGATGATATAACCGCAGCTTTTGCAGGGTGGGCTGATAGCTCAATGATATTCCAAGGGCTACGCGTCGCCTTCGACTTACTAACGCTGCCACTGCAATTAATGTGGTGGTTAATTAAAACTATTGCTACCGGAATCTATGACTTTTTTGCTCCTGCATTTTCCGCTATCGGCTCAGTTTTTTCATTCTTGTGGGATGTTATATCTGGTATTGGCGGTGCAATCGCGGGGTTCTTTGGTGGCATAGCACAAGGGATAGGCGGGTTTTTCTCATCAATCTGGAGCGGAGCGGGTGAGCTAATCAGCCTGTTTGTAAATTTCTTAGGTGAAAAGTTTAGCTTCGTCACTAACTTCTTTAGCGGTATTGGTAATTTTATTAGTGGTATTTTCGATCGTGTCACAGGCTTTTTGAAGAACATAGCCGATAACGGTATTTTAAACATGGTCGTCTCGTTCTTTAGTGATGAAGACACCGTAGCGGTTAAAGCTAAGGTTGACCAAACAGCGCTTGAGCCAAAAGCCGCACAACCAAAAACAATGGTTATGCAAAACGCCGATCAAGCTTACAGCCGTGACTACGGCCAAAGCGTGATAAGCAAGGCAAACGCGCCAGCCGAGCAAGTTAGCTCGCAATACATAGCACCAAATAGCCCTGTAAATTATGCAGCACCTAAAGTTGCAACGCTTACAGAAACTGAAAATTTGCGCGTGGTGGCAGCGGCAAACCAAGCAGCAAGCGATCCTGTTTATTCAGCTAAACCAAAAGCAATGACCGAGCGTGAAGCCGCAAACGATGCGTTTAAATTTACTAGTCAGCGCCTGCCCGCTGTGCCAACCGACAACACAGTGCCACTAAATTTAAAGTCGCAAGCACGTAGCCAGGCGTTAATAAACAGCGCGTTCCCAAGCGAGCAAAACAGCGCAGTAACTAACAGCGCAGCCAGCACTGCAATTAATGACGCTGTAAATAACACGCATGCATTAACAGCGGTAAATAGCAGTGTAACTAACGCTACGCAAAACAACTTAGCGCCAGCGGCCATAACTGCCCAACCAAAAGCAATAACCGAGCGTGAAGCTGCAAACGATGCGTTTAAATTTACTAGCCAACGCCTGCCCGCTGTGCCAACCGACAACACAGTACCACTAAATTTAGAGTCGCAAGAACGTAGCCAAACGTTAATAAATAACGCATTCCCAAGCGTTAAAAATAACGCAGTAACCACAGCTGCTAACGATGTCGCAAACTCAACTAGTGCAACAACGGCCAGCATCAATAGCAGTGCTATTAACTCAGCATTACAAAACAGCACAGCTAACAATTTTACTAACGCGGCTAATTCGCCAATATTTAGCAGCTCACAAGCGCAACTATCAGGCGTTAACCAAACGGTTTCGCCTTTGCAGCCGTTGCCAACGGCTAAAACAGATCAGGCAATTACCAACACGGCAAACAACAGCGCATATAAAGTTGACCAACTAAGCACTGAGCAACAACAGCAAAGCAATAGTTATAAAGCCAAGGTGCAAAAGTCTGCGTTTTTACAAAACCTAACCAGCAATACAAATAACAACAGCAGTTCTAGCGACAGCGATAACCGTAAGAGCGTGCATATTGAAACCGTGAACTTTAAATCTGACGACTTAGCACAAAGCTTTGAACAAATGATGGAGTTAGCCGGCTAATGGAATTTGATATAGCGCTGCATATAGATTTAGAAATACAAGATAACGACTTTGTACTAAACGACTCGTTAAGCCCAAGCACATTAAAAAAGGCTGATGTTATCGCGCAGGATATTAAGCACCGAATTTTAGAAAGCGGCCTATTAACTAAGCTGGTTGGCCTGCGCAATAAAAACGGTATAGCCCCCATTTTAACTGAGCTTGAATTACTCACAGAGCAAGACAATCGCATTAAGCCAGGCACTATAAAAGTGTATCGCAATGACGACGGTACATTAAGCATCACCGCGCAAACGCGCCAATACGGAGGCCTACAAAGTGGACTTTAAAACCCTAATGCAAAACGCTGGCTTGCCAATGGACGAGCAAACGGCACAAGCGCAGTGGCAAACACAACTAAAAGAACAAAACATACAAGTTGCCAACAACTCACCGTTTGGCCCGTTTTGGCGAACCGTTGAAGCGTTGATCACAAAGCCCGTTGTACAGCTCTTTAATTGGATAGCCCAGCAATTAATGCCAGACTTATTTATTATGACCGCTAGCCGCACTGCATTGATTGAACGCCACGGCCCCGCCCGTAATGTATTTATTCAAGCAGGCGTAAAAGCACAAGGCATACTCACGTTCACCCGTATCAATACTGAAGGTGAAAGCGCTATTGTTGCTGGTACGCAGGTCATTACTGATGTACTCGGCGATAAAACGTACACGCTCACATTGTTGCAAGATGTTTATTTCAGCGACGGGCAAGGCACTGCATATGCACTGGCCGAGGCACAAAACACCGGTGCCGCATTTAACTTACCCGCCCATGCTTACCGCTACTTTACAGAACAGCAAGGCGGGATCACCGTAACCAACAATGAGGATTGGTTAATTAAGGCAGGTTCCGATGATGAAAGCACCGAGCATTACCGCCTGCGTATTCGCAATGTATTCGGCACCGCTGCGCGCTGGCATATTAACGCCGTGTACAAACAAATTATTGCCAGTTTTGCCGTACCAATCGACAACATAGAAATAGAAACAAACGCCCCCCGGGGTCCAGGCACTGCCAATGCATACATCTATTTAGATGTTGGCCCTGTACCAACAGCTTTGCTGAGCGCGATTAATCAGCACATTCGCACCGCAGGCCATCATGGTTTAGGTGACGACTTTATGGTTTACGCCATGGCAACCACGGGCTTTGATATTACCGCAACGTATAAATTGCACCCACAAAGCAGCAGTATTAAGAGCGATTTAACCACGTTTATACAAGCCGCTTTTCGTCAAAATGCAGCGTATGCACCTACACGCGTAGCGCATCAAACAGTATTCAGCATTAGCCAATTGATAGCAGAATGCCACGAGCAATTTAGCGAGCTTAAATCAATTAAATTTGATATTGACGACATAACCGCCGCGAACTGGCTGCCGGTACTTACATCATTAACCGTTAATGAGGTGGCAAATGGCTAATGAAATCGCCACTTGGTTAAATAAAGGCTACGCCGAAAAACTGGTAAAAGCAGCAACTGGCTATTGGGATCAATCACGCGACTACGTTATGTGGGCTGTTAACCAAAAAGATGAATCTAAAAACGAAGAGCCAGTTTTAGGTTTTTTGGCGTGGGAGCGCCTAACTACTCGTTTAGATGACGAGCCGATAGAGCTCTATCGTAAGCGCGTGCAACATGCACTGGTAAATACCATTGATGCCGGCGAAATTGCCTCAGTTAAAAGTATTTTTGACCGCTTAGGGCTGGAAGTGCTTAACGTGCGCGAAAGGCTCGACGGACGTGACTGGGACATTATTGCTATTGACATGACCGATTCAACACTCGCAGGCAATACTGATTTACTACCAGAGCTCATACAGCTTTATGGCCGCACTTGTCGCCGTTATGAATTAACCGTGCATAACAAAGCTGATGCATCGCTAAGCTTGGGGTTAACGCACGTGCAATGGGATAGCTGCCACATTGATCACTCACTGCATTTGGCCGCACAAAATAAAGCAGCGCAGCAATACAGCCATGGTTTTACTAACCTGCAAAACGAAAGTAGTCACGCGCCACTGCATGCAATTACGCACAACGTAAAACACACACTGCCCACTGAGTTGTTATATCAATTTTTAGGGTTTGATAACGTAGTGAGCAACACCGCACATCAAGCAATAACCACCGATGTACAGCATGTTATTGCGGCGCATCACCGCTATGGATTTTTAAGTAAAGAGGGCGGTATAAGCATCGCCAAGGAGACACTATGAGCGAAGCCATCACCGGCATTATGACCAACGCCGGAAGAAGTTACATAACCACCCGAGCACTTGAAAACAAAGGGCTTGATGTAAAAGAGCTGGTGTTTGCAAAAATACCAAACCTGAATGAGCAGGAAGAGCGCAATCCAAACGAGCCAATACCTAGCGATTTGCAAATCGTACACCGCCGAAATATTGATGTGTCTGGCTATGTTGACGAAAACACCGTTGCATGGGCCGTGGTGCTAGAGCAAGAAATCGGCGACTTTGACTACAACTGGATAGGCCTAGTAACGCAAAACGGCACTTTATTAGCCGTTGACTACCTGCCGCTTCAGCGCAAACGCCAAGGTGTAAATAACGTACACAACCGATCGTTTGTTCTTAAGTTTGCAGCAGCGGCGGCGCTGGCTCGAATCACAATCCCTGCGCAATCATGGATGTTTGATTACAGCCCGCAAATAGATGCGCTAAACGCACTATCACTAACCACAGCAACCGCGCAGGTAAACAACATGTACCGCACGTTGCGTAACTATTTCTTAATGTCAGAATTTACAGTATTTACTAAGGAACTATGATGAGCATTGAACAAATCAACGAAATCGTAACCGCGGCAGACCGTGTGGTTACAGCGGTAGAAAATAAAGCAGCCGAGATAGACTCAAAAACAGCCGGGCTAGAAAGCGACTACAACAGTAAAAAAGCAGCCCTTGATCAGCAAGTTGCCGAAAACTCGGCGCAACTGGCAATCGTTGCATCAGACGGCTACCGAAAAGCAATCGAAGATGCATCAGGTGGTCGCAATACGGTAGTAATTGACGAGCAAGGCAATCCAAATGTCATGGTGCGCATCCCGCGGTTTAACTACGAAGACATCAACCAAGCAATTCTAGACCGTTTGGGAGTTGACTTAATGCTTGGCACGGGTACGCCAACTATGTTCCAGCGCAATGGCGAGCAAATGGGTGAGGTGCTCATTGCAAAATATCTAGCATCATCAGGCGCCAATGGTGGCTGTAGCGTAATTGGTGGTGTACAACCACGTACATCAGTTAACTACGATGTAGCAAAAGCGCTGTGTAACAATAAAGGTGCAGGATGGCACATGATGAGCATTCACGAATGGGCCGCAATCGCACTGTGGTCGCTAGCTAATGACACCGTACCACGCGGCAATACAAACTACGGCCGCAGCCACGAAAACAAATTAGAAACAGCCCGTCGTAGCGATAATGGCATCCCAGGCGATACGTCAGGGCTTGCAAGAACAGACACAGGTAAAGGCCCTGCAACATGGTCGCACGACCACACAGAATGGGGTATTCAAGACCTAGTCGGTAACGTGTGGGAGTGGCTAGACCAAATGATGCTAAGTGAAGGTCAGGTAATCACCACGCTAGATAACAACCCAGAAATCGTAGAGGAAAACTGGATCAAGCATTCAGCTTATTTTGACTCACCAGTAGCAAACACAGAAGGCACCGGCAGCGCTGGATCTCCAGTGCTTAACAGCGCAATTACAAACCGTAATGGCCCAGTGGGCGAAGATAGTAACGACAACCCATATTTAACAAACAGCCATTTTGCAGCTATTACAAAATCAGAAACGTATCAAAAAGTCGAGATTTTACGCCGCTTGCTTATTGAATCTGAGTCAACCACAACAGTGCCCGGTGCAATCTACTGCCGAAATTATGGGAATCGATTCCCGCTACGTGGCGGCATCTGGAGCCATGGCTCGAACGCTGGCTTGGGCGCGCTCAACCTCTCCTATGGCCGTTCGTATGCGCACGGTAGTATCGGTTTTCGTCCCGCTTTCTTTGCGTAATTGATTATTGAAATTTGAACCCCGGGCGATAGCCCGGGAAAAACTAATAAAAGGTAAAAATATGTTTACATATATCTACAAAGGCGCAAGCCACAGCAATACAAGCGCTGAGTACATGCAAAATCTAGGCATGGAACAGGAACAAATTGACGCAGTATTAAATCAGCAGCAGTTTGAGCTAAGCCAAAATGTTGAAAAGCGCCAAGCCGCTTACAAAGCAGAGTCAGACCCATTATTTATGGAAGCGCAATACGACGGCACGCCTGAGTCACTGCAAAAGTGGCAAGACAAAGTAGCCGAAATCAAAGCGCGCTACCCACTGCCTGACAATGCATAACCTAGCGCTTTGTTATCATCAAACTGCCGCCCCTTGCTCAATGCAAGTGGGCGCGCAGTTGCTTGCGTCTGCCATTAAAGACGACTCGCGCACAGATAAGCCAGCAAGCTATGGCGGTTTGTTGTTATCAGTGAGCGCAATCGATCCCGCAGCGCTAGCCAGTAAGTTGGAATCAATAAACGAATACTGCCCAATCCCTGAGTTTATCGCCTGCGCCCAGTATGCCAAAAGCCAAAGTACATTAGATCAAACCCAGCTCGAAACGTATGGCGGCCAAAGCATAGAGTGGCAAATAAACACCCTGCAAAACCTATTGCCAATTCGTGAGCAGCTAATAGCTGACGAACTCGCGGCGGTCGATGATAGCGGCAAGCAATTAATTACTACCATTGACGATGCACTAACCCAAACAGCAGAGCTAAAAACAGCCCGCGACGAGCGACTAAATCAGGCGCAATTCACTGCTCAAAGTAGCGGGGTAGATGTGCAATTAATTACAGCTGGCACAGCAAAGCAGCTAGCCGACTCAGTGGCTAACAAAGGCAATGATCATAGCTACTGGGCACTGTGTTTATTTGTTGGCGAGCAGGGCGAACTTAATCAAATTAAAGAGGTGTTATGAGTTTAGCAATTGATGGCTGGAACATACCGGGGTTTGAAACCCGTGTTGATGCATCGGTAAAACTCGCCGGTGGTGACATGTCGGGGTTTGGTAGCTTTGCACTTAGTAGTGATCAGGGTGTTAAGCCAGGTTTAATAACTGTAAAAACAAAAATACCCATGCTGGATGAAAGCGAGCTAGCAGCCCTTATCGCCAAATCAAAAGCACTAGATGAAAACGGCGCCCGTGTTGTTTACACCATTACCAATGCGTTAGCTGAGGCATATAAAATTCGTAAAGCAAAATTTGACGGTGAAGTAAAAGCCACCGAGCTTGAAGAAAAACGCGCGTGGCAAGTAACATTTAAACTCGTAGAGGTTCAGTCAGTCTCAGAGCGCGAGCAACAGCAGCTAGACGAGCAGGCAACCGAAAACGCCGAGCCGCAAGCAATAACCAGCAACGACGATGTGCAAAATAAATTCAACGAGGTCGAAGGGCCATGAGCACACGCCTATCCAACACCCTAACAATTGGCGGCAGTACAGTCACCAACATAGTCAGCAAAACAGTACAGCTAGACATAGCCAGTACAGGCCGCGCAAAATTTGAAGTGGTCGCAGAGCAAGAGCCAAGCGGGTTGGTCGAGCTGCACCTAGGTTACACGCTTGATAATATGATCCCGTATTTTCTCGGTGTAATAGAGTCAAAGCACCAAGCCAACGGCCGCTGGTATTTAACCTGCCGTGAATTACTCGGCGCGCTAAGCTTTCCCGGCCCGCTGGCTGTTCGTCACGCAACAATTGACGCGGTGCTTGATGAACTAGCAAAACTCGGAGTTGAGTTTGCAACCCCTGAAAACGCTGAATATTTAAATAAAATAGCACCCGCGTTTTATCACAGCGGCACAGGTGTTGAAGCGCTTAGACAAGTAGCTAAAGTGTGGGGCATTAGCGATTTTATATTTCAGCAGCGCCCTGACGGTAAAATATTTGTCGGCAGTTGGCACGACTCGCGCTGGCCGCTCGCAGCTATCAATGACTTTCCAGAGCACACAATAACCGCTAAAAGCTCAACTACTGGCGAACTAATCGCTATCCCAAAATTAAGACCAGGCATACAAATAAACGGCCGCCACATAACCGAAGTAACACTAATCAACGACAGGATGCACATACGATGGTCAAACAAGCCATTAAACGCCTAATACAGCGCTACTTTCCAGAGCTAAGCGAGCGTAAACACCTGCCGCAATTGGCGCGTATTGAAAAAATATATGACCTACCAAGCGTTGGCGCAGCCATTAGCACCGCATTTAGGCCGCTAAAAGCAGCCGACGTACAGCTATTAAACCCGCTAACAGGCGAGCCATTAGCCGCACCTATCTTTCAGCAAGTAACACTTGGCACAGGCCAAGCGCCTGATCATGGCTTACTAAACGAACCCGCACCAGGCATGCATTGTTTAATACAGTATATCGATGGGCTAAACAGTCACCCCGTGATCACCAGCTTATTGCCATGGCAAAGCCTAGTGCCCGAGCACAAACGCACCGACGTAACACTTCAACAAAATAGCCGCAGCAAACTACAAGGCCGCGACGGCAATTGGCATACCACAACCGACGGCGACATAACCCAAACCAGCGACACAAACAAAACAACCGCACGCAAAAGCGAGCAAAGCTACCACGAGCGTAGCACTAACATAGCCACGCATGACGTTTTAAAAATAGACGGCAACCAAGCAACCGAAGTGATGGGCGCATTAAAAACCGTAGTGGGTGAGAAAGCCTTAATTGTAGCTTTAGAGGGTTTATTACTTGGCAGTAAAAAACAGGTAGATATTGAAGCCACCGAAAACATGAACCTAAACACACTAAAAACCCTACACGCCAAAGCCACCGAACTGGCAAAGGTAGAAGGCAAAACCGTGTGGCTTGGTAATAACTCAGTAAACGTGGCTCAAGTGCTGCTAGATTTAATCGCACTGGTAAAAGACATAAACCAAAGCCTAGAAACCCACGGCCACAAAGACCAGGGCGCGGGACCGCCAATTACCAAAGGCGAGTTTACCAGCCATAAATCAACAGCCAGCAGCTTAAAAAGCACACTAGAGCCAGTGGTGGAATAGTGAAATTCCATTCAGTTGCGCGATTTTAAAAGTAGGTTAGGCTATCTGCAAATAACAGAAAAGGTAATTTGTATTATGATGGAAAAGCTAGATCGAATCGCAGAACTAAACACAGAGATGCAAGCAATTTTAACTTTGTTAACCAGAGACGAAAACTACACAGAACTAGAGCATCAGCTTCTAGACTCAGCACTACAACGGCTACTGAATAATAGCGCATCTATAAATCAAGAATTATTAAATTAAAAAAGGGCTTTAGCCCTTTTTTAATTTGGATAGTAAGTGTGTATAAATATGTGTATAAATTATTTTTATATTTTACATTATGTCACTAAAAACAATGCATTATCTAACTTTGATTATAGTCGTGCCAGTAGATTGTTGCTTGATTTTGCTCTTGATATGCCATGCTGAAAACCCTGAGTAGTTAACTTATAAACGCCTAAATACGCGCCAAGTTACTAAAATAATGAATTATTTAGATTATGGCATATGGGCGAGGGAGTTTA